AGGAGATCCGCTACCTCTGACCACGGGGTTACATCCAATTCGCGGATGGTCCACCCCGTGGTCGTGACGATGAGCCCCGTGAGGCGGCTCCAGTTCAGGGGTTCTGAGGAACTGGAGCGTGTCCTTCCGGGCGATAGAACGTCGCAGCGTGAACGTCCCTGGAAGCGTTGAGAATATCGATGGGAGTTGCCCCGTCGAAATCCACGTCAGGGGCAGACAATTTCAGTAGCGCTACGGCATCCGCGACCACCTGGTTGTAGTCCCGGTCAGCAGTGGTGAACTTGTCGATGACCTCCTTGTTCGCCTTGACAACCCCATAGGTGATGGGTGGCAATGCGACCTCGGATCCGTTGACGATGATCTTGAAGGCGGCAGCCATGGCTTAGTTCCCCGTCCAGAGCGTGACGATCTGGCCGGCGGCGTTGGCGGAGCACTCGAAGTCCACAGATTTATCCATGAACCCGGTGTTCTTGAATGCCAGGCTGAGCTTGGGGATCGTGACGACGGGCAGGTAGATGCCCGCCGCGGCGGCGATGTTCGCGCCAGAGGCGGCGGCGGCGTAGTTGTTGAACAGCCGCAGCCCGAACGTGGTGTTCATGCCCATCATCTGGTTGTTGAGCTGGATGGTCGTGCCCACGGCGGCGGCGGTGTAGCTGTAGCTCACCTGCATGATATGGGTGTTGTCGGCGGCGGCGAAGAGGTAGACGCCCGTGGACTCGGTAAAGCTGTACTGCCCCGTGGTGGCGCCGGAGGTTACGCGGACCAGGAACTTGTTGGCCGTGGTGTCGAAGACGCCCAGGTCGGAGACGGTGAGGGCGCCCTTGGTGTTCGTGTAGGTGCCCGCGGCCAGGGTGAACTGCTCGGAGATGATCGGCTGGACGGACCCAACGGCGCTGGTGGACCCGGCGAGGATGGCCTGGATGAGCCCGCCGGCGAAGTAGCCGGTCTTGAACTTGCCAGACAGCTTGCCTTCAGCCTTGGCCTTATCCACGGCGAACTGCAGGTTGCCGATGAGGTCCACGACTTTGAACGAGGCGTCGAGGCTGATGTCCTGGAGGACGGCGACCACGGTGGGAGTCACCGGCGCCGTGAGGTTGGGAGTGAGGGTCAAGAGACCCGTGCCAAACAGGGGTTGACTCAAAGGAGCCTCCGTGGGGGCCGTTTCAAAGCGGCCAATGGAGATGAACTAGAAGAGGGCCTTCAGACGGGCTTTCAGGGCCTCGGTTTCGGTGAGCAGGTAGTTGTGGATGGGCGTCTCGACCTTGTTGGAGACGTTGGCGAAGACGTTGGCCCAGAAGGTCTCGATCTCGATTTCCCAGGCAGGCTTGTCGGGTGGATCGAGTGCCGGGTCAGGCCAGGGCGCGTCCCACTGCTTTTCGACAGGGATGGGTTCAGGTGTTGGGGTGTCGATGGAAGCGGTGAGATCCGCGCCGCCTTCGTCTGGGGTGATGTCGGCCATAGGGCCTCCTAGTTTTCTCCGGCGAGGATGGTAATGGGGACGATGGCGATGCCGAACTGGCCCTGGTTCCCCTCGAAGACTTCGATCTTTCCGGTGGTGTAGACGCTTTTAACGAGCCCACCCAGGGTCTGCATGGTGCCCGGGGGGCCGACGGCATTAATGGAGGCCCGCACCTGATCGATGAGCCCGTTCAACTCGATGGTGGGCACGACGTTCGGATCCGCTCCCTTGTTGGTGTAGAGCAGGACCTCCACCGGGATGGTGAAGACAGTCCCCGTGCCGTCGCCAGGACAAAAATGATCGATGTCGAGCTGGTTCAACATCACAGAGGGGAACTGCCCGTCTGCGAGGTTCTGGGGAACGACGGGGCGTCGGCTGGAGTAGTTGATGCCGGAGATGGCCGTCAGCTTGGCGAATAGTGCAGCGTAGATGGGCTCCAGGGCGATCATTCAACACCCGCCTTGGTCACGGAGGCCCGCAGATCAGCCACGATGTCGGCCTGGAGATCCTTGAGGCTGGAGCGCAGGAACGACTTCTCCGGCAGGTTCATCTTCATGGAGTGGGCACCCACCATGATCTTGCGGGGTTCATTGACGGGGCGCCCCCAGGCCACGTTCATCATGCGGAGGTGAGCGGGGACATTCACCACGTCGTGGCACCCGAACTCATGGGCGGCGGCATAGCGGAGTTTGATGCCCACCGTGCCGACGACCAGGTAGAACGAGGACTCGAACCTGGAATTGATGGCCCGCCGCAGGGTGCCTGTGCGGTTCTTGAGCACGTCCCCGCTGACCTTCTGTTTCGCTCGCACTAGAACCTTGAGGGTGCTGCGCTTGATGGAAGCAGTGGCGGCCGCGGTGACCTTCTGCCCCATGCCGCGGAGGTTCGCCACCACGGCGGTGTCCCCGACGAATCGCACGTCGAGGCTCATAAAGCCACCACGGTCTTGTATTGCTGCATGACGGTCTTGGTGCCAGGGGTGAAGTCGGCAGAGCTGAAGCTGATGTGCTCAGGGCCCATGCCGGTCCCGGTCTGGCCGATGTGAGACTTGGCCCGGTACTGATAGGCCGCCTGCTCGATGCAGGCCTGGGCCAGGTCAACGGGGATGACGGTGAAGCCCCCCGTGTATGTCACGTCGATATTCTGGCGCCCGCGGGCGAAGGTGTTCCCGATCATGTAGACCTTCCAGGCGTCGAACACGAACCCCGTTTGGATTCCGTCCGGGGACGGGAGCACCGCCTGGTTAAACACCCCCACGCTGGCAACCGCCGTCACTGGCCGGTTGGCCAGGATCAGCGAGTCGTTCCCCGTGCCATCCCGGGTCTCCGTGTAGGAGGCTGACGGGATGGTGCGGTTCATCCAGTTCTGCATGGTGACGCTGACCGAGGTCAGCAGGCGCTGGAGGATGCCATCATCCGTGGTGTTGGAGATGTTCAGCCAGGCCTTGAGATCAGCCAGCGTGCAGAGGTCGCGGGGATCGGCGGCCATGGGTTACTCGGCGGGGGTGAAATCGAGGTAGAACTTCTGGCCGGGCTTGAACTGGTCCCAGAGGGCCGGGTTCGTGATGGTGAGGCTCAGGCTCCCGCTCGGCGACCACTTGGCGAAGGTGTTGTCCTCGTCGAGCCCGTCGGCGGGGTAGGCGCCGGTCTTGCAGACGGGGGCCATGCCCAGGACCTCGTGGTACTTGGCCCCATCGTGGCCGAGGTGGCTGGCAACAGACTGGACCTGGAACTTAGCGCGCATGGTAGTCATGGGTTACTCCGCAGCCACGTAGCCGTGGGATTCGGTGAGGATCGCGGCGCATTCAGCAGGGACCTCCAGGAAGCCGTCGGCCACCTGGTATTCGTTCCCGTTGATGCAGACGCTGGTGGCGCCGTCCGGCGCGAGGAGGATGACGTTGCCCTCCGCGGCCTTGGGGGTGCTGATCTTGTCTTTGGCCATGATTGGCTCCAGAAAGGGAGCCCCAGCAGCATGTAAATACTGCTAGGGCTATAGTTACTAGCCGTTCCCTATATTGGTGATCACGCCCATGGCGAAGGGGGCGTAGACCGCGAGCCCCTCCTCGACGTAGACGCCGGTGTCCCGGGTGCGGGTGATCTGCGCCCAGAAGGTCTGGCGCCAGTCGGCCCGGACGTGCATCTCAGCCACGTTCGGCACTTCGTTGCTCTGGTACTGGGCAGGGAGGTTCTCGCAGTAGGCGAGGATCGTGCCCGCGGGCATGTTGGGATGCAGCACGATGGGGATGACCGGCGTGCTGAAGAGCGTGAAGGGGTTGAAATACCCCGACACGACGCCATTGGCGATCACCGCGTAGGGGTCGCGCTGGTTGGCGGCGAAGATCGGGCTGGTGCTGGAGTTCATCACCTTGTTGGTGATGTTCTGGAGCTCCTGGCTGTTGACGTAGATCACTGTGGGGCTGACGCGATAGTTGTCCCACATCGACTTCAGCATCACGTCGATCTCGGTCACGTTCCGGCGGCCACCGGCCGTCAGAGGGGTGCCGGTCCCGGCCACACCGGCCGCCATGGTCTTGACGTAGGCGCCGGACCCACCCTTGAGGGCGGTGGTGAGCAGGCCGTCGAAGGCCAGGGAGGCGTTGAGGCTGGCGTCGATGGTGACGGCGGACTGAGCCTGGCCCGTGCCCGCGAGGGCGGTGGTGAACTCGAGGCTGGGCAGCGTGGTGATCGCCTCGAGCTTGGCGGCGCCGGAGGCACCGATGTACCAGGCATACCCGACCGCGCCCGTGACGGAGGCGACGCTGGCGAAGAGATGCTGGCCCAGGGTGACCGCCTGGGTGGCGACGGCGGACTTCATGGAGCTGCCACCGTTGAGGGTGTAGGTGCTGCCGTCCGCGCTGGTCACGGTCTGGGCCTGCACCACGCCATTGGCGAGGGACGCGGCCAGGAAGCCTTCCAGGGTGAGCGCGACGCAGATCACGTCGTAGGTCAACGTGGGCAGCGTGGCGAGGGTGCCGGAAACGGAGGTCGTGACGGTGCCCACCGTGCCGAGGGCCAGGGTGGCATTGCCGCCCAGGATGGCGTATTCCTCCATCATCAGGCCCTGCTGGAGTAGGCGCATGGACATCGTGGACATCAGTTCCTCGAAGCCCTTGCCCGCGTTCAGCGCCTCTTCGGTGATGTTGTCTTCAGCCGAGAGGGTGACGTAGTTCGCGCTCTTGTTCGAGGTCGCGTAGCTGATGCGGCCGCCGCGCTTGCCTTCAGGGGTCCAGGGCATCTTCGATGCACCGGAGAGGCCCGTGACCTGGCGCCAGTTCGTGGCGATGCCGCCCTTGCCGGGCACGCGGGGCAGGGTCTTGCCGAGCAGCGTGATGGTGGGGTAGAGGTTCTTGGCGGGGGCCTGAAGGTCGTAGTTGACCAGGCCGGTGCTCTGGGTGATGGACTTATGCAGTCCACCGGACTCGCCACCATTCAGTGCCTTGGTGAGGAGGTCCATCGTCTCTTGAGAGAGGTTCATTTTGATTCTCCGGGAGGGTTCGATCCCTCAAAGGAGGTTTATGGGGATAAGTGTCAGGCCTTGACCTGGACTCCGGAATGGATCAGTTGAATCAGTGCTTTGGCTTTCTCCGCCCCTTCGGGCATGGTTTCGATTTTGTTCACGGCCTCTTCCTGGTTGGCGTCGCCCCGTCGGTTGTCCTGGCCCTTGTCGAGCACGATGCCCGGCAGGTCCGCGGTTGCACCGCGAGGGGGTTCAGGCAGGGCCTCCAGCTCCTGCACGCGCTTGGTGAGGGTTTCGGTTTCGGTGGTGAGTTTGGTGATGGTGTCGTTGGCTTTGGCCAGTTCGTCCGTCAGGCCCTGGACCTTGGCCAGATCGCCTTCGGATTCGGACTTCGAAGCAGCGCAGTCCGCCCCCATGGACACAGCGTGGTCGTGGATGGCCTGCAGGTGGTCCTTGTCGGCGGCGGAGTGGCGGGCGCCCTTCTTGGCCAGATCGCCCGCGGGGGTAGCCATGGCGAACACACCGTCCGTCGCGACGTCCGGCAAATTGGCCACCAGTTCGGCGGTCTCCTCGACGGTCATCTCGGTCAGGATCGCGGCACCAGCGGCGAGCCATGCCTTGAGCTTCGCGGGAACCGGGCTGGTGTCGCCCTCGCGGGCGGCCTCGCCAAGTTGGTCCTCGGTGAGATAGCCGATGGACTTCAGGGTCCAGGCGAGCTGGGCAACGTGGTCCATGCCCTTGGCGACAGGTTCGTCGTCCTCGGTGCCTTCGAGCTTCATCAGGCTCAGTAAGGCCTCGGGGTTCGCCCCGCGGTCCACCAGGCTGATCTCCCGGAGCTTGATCTTGTGGATGATCTTGCCTTCCTTCTTCTGGACGCTTCCGCCGATGCTGAAGCCCTTGTAGACGCCCTTTTCGACCTTCAGGACTTCCACGGGGTCCACGACCTCAGCCTCGATGTAGGTCTTGTTGTCGTCCCGGACCTCGGCCTTCTGGACCGTTCCGGCGGCGATGGCCTGATGCATGGAGCGCAGGGCCCCGGTGCCCAGGGACATGAACCCGGGCAGGGCCTCGCGCATGGCGTCAGCCTTGACGATCTCCCCATCCGAGTCCACAGCCTCGCTGGAGGCCACGCCCTGGACCATGAGGGTGCCGTCGTCGCGCTTCTCGAACTTGGTGAATGCGGCAAAAATCTTCATGACGATGCTCCTGTCGTGACGTGGCGCCAGGCCTTGCCGTCCCAGACCAGATCCGAGCCGACCGTGGTGTCCGTGTAGCGGTCGTTGATCTTGGGGTTGGTGGGGCGCCCTGACGTGGGGCCATGGCCAGCGAGGGCGCAGATGATCCAGCCGTTCGCGGTCATGATGTTGGCCTCGTTGTCATTGACGCTGATCGGCGTGCCAGCGGTGGTTGTGAACTTGCGGCCAAAGACTTCGATGGTGAACGGGCCGTTCGCGGGTGGGAGGACTTGGACTGTGGGCATTGGCATAACCTCTTTCCTTTCTTTAAGCGGCGAGGGCGAGGATGAGTGCCAGTTCCTCTTCCTTGCGGAAACGGTTGGCACGAGGGTTGGTTGACAGGGATCCAGTGAGTGAAGACGAGCAGGTGGCCACCCCCGAGAGCGCGATGGGCGTCTTGGGCGTCTTGGGCTTCGTGGCGGGCTTGGGTTGTGATGCAGCGAAGACGTCGCCCCAGGTGATGATTCCGCCACCCGCGCCCTGTGGCTGGGTGGTCAGATCGCCGGTCAGGCTCGCCACACAGGCGGCGAGGCCGGATAGGTCCGCACCAGAAGCCAGGGCCCCGGTGAGCGAAGCAGACGCCTGGGCGAGGCCGAACAGCGTGATGGACGTGTCCAGGCTTCCAGAGGTGGTCGCTTGGGCCTGCGCGGCACCGCTCAGGGTGATAGCGGTGCTCAGGGTGCCCGTCAACGTGCTGCTGACGGCCGCAAGACCGGACAGGGCAGCGGCGCCTGCCGCCAGTGCACCGGTGAGGGTCGCAGAGCAGGCGGCGAGCCCGGACAGGCTGATGGCCGTCGTGAGGCTACCGGAGGCGCTGGCGGCTGCACTGGCGAGGCCCGCCAGGCTGATCTGGGTGGTCAGGCTTCCGGAGGCCGTGGAAACCGCCACAACTGAGCCAGAGAGCGTGATGGCCGTCGAGAGCGAGCCGCTGGCCGTGGCCTGGGCGGCGGCCGTTCCCGAGAACGAAATGGCGGTGCTGATCGTTCCAGTGAGGGTGGAGGAGGCAGAGGCCAAGCCAGAAAGGCTGATGGCCGTGGAAATTGAGCCAGTCGCCGTGGCTTGAGCCGCAGCGCTCCCAGACAGCGTGATGGCGGTCGCCAGAGAGCCTGAAGCTGTGGCGGAGCAGGCCGCGGTGCCCGACAGGGAGGTGTCATTCAGTGCAGCCTGGACAAGCTGGAGCCCAGCCAGCGCAGACTTCGGCGCCACCACGCCGCCCGGAAGCTGCGTGGCTGAACTTGAGGTTCGAAGCGGCCAGATGGGCGACATGCTATTCATCCCACTCGATGTAGCCGTTGATGACAGAGTTCGCACCAGCCCCGTAATTCCAGAGCAAGAGTGAGGAGGACACAGGGACCACCAGACCGCGCTCGGAGAACTGCCAGATGATTCCGTTCCCGATGGCGGCGGGGAGCATCGCCTTGCGCAGCGGCACGTTCGTGCTGATCGCAGGGGCCACGGACCACGCCGTGCCGACGCTACCTGTGGCCGCTGGGTCTGCGGGGTCCACAGGAACGGCGACTACCGAGGTTGAAGCCGTGCCGAGCGTGGAGGGCCGATAGACGCCGATCTGGGAAGCGGTGGCAGCATTCAAGAACAGCCCAATCTCACGGACGTAGAGCCGTTCACCAGCAGCCGAGCGCAGGTCTGCGATGGCAGCTCCAGCCGCTGTGGCCGTCGTCGTGAAACCTGCTGCATAGCGAGCCATGGGAGTCCTAGTTGTCGATCTGAACCTGAGCCGCGCTGATAGCGAAGCTCGGGGCGGGGTCGCCGTTGTTCACGGTCTTGTTGGGCGTCTGGAGCGTGTAGAACAGGAGGTTGCCGCCGCTCACGGCGTCGTAGATGCCCCAGGCGGCGACGACACCCCAGTTGGCGGTGGGCGCAGGGAAGGTGATGGCGGCATTATTTGAGGTGGTGCCGCTGGCTCCAGAGCTGACGGCAGTCGTGGTGGCGCCCTGGGTTCCGGCGAAGTTCGCCAGTGCGGCCGTCACAGGCTGCCTGGCATACGATCCGCCCGTGACCTCAGTCCCTGCGGTCGAATCCGTGGGCGCCACGGTGAGCAGCCCGAAATACAACGTCGCGGGCGGCGTGTAGGTCTGGCCCCGGAACAGCCAGTCGATGATCTTGTTCTCCAGGAAGTCGGTCATTGCGCTCATGAAGTCTCCTCAGTCGTCGCATTCATCAACTGGCCCGCCGCATCACGGTTGAGGGTGATGGTCTTCGTGACGGTCCCGGCCTTCGGAGCCTCGACCGTGACATTCACCGGGGCCAGATTCACCACAGGGGCAGGCTGGGCCTCGACCGTCACGTTGATCACGGGCGCGGGCGCGGCGGCCATCTTGTGGACGAGCTTTTCGAGCTTGTGGGTGTGCCGGGCGTGGACCTTGGCCACTTTCTCGCTGGCGTCGTCCTCGTCCACCACGGGCAGCACATCGCACACGCAGCCAGGGTGGGCTGGCGCCGCGTCGTCCCCGCTCGGGAAGTCCTCGTCCAGGTCAATGGCCCCAGCGTCGGCGTTTTCATCGCACTCGTCGTCCATGTCGTGCTCGGAGCCGAGCGCCCATTCCTTCTTGCTCACCACGCCGGACTCGCGGTACGCGACCATGTTCCCGGCCACGTCCGCAAAGGCCCGCTCGGTCTGGGCGATGAGCTCGGCACGCTCTGGGCTGAAGGCATAGTCCGGCCCGATCACAGCGGCAATTTCCTTGACGCTCATGCCGAGTTCGATGGAGGCCGCCAGATCGCCCCGGAGCTTCTCCCGGGTGACATCGGCCAACTTGGTCACCAGATCAGCGGCGTGCTGCTCTGCCCAGGCGACGGCCTTTTCGTTCACCTGGTCTACGATGCTGGTGTCCAGCGCCACGCCCACCTGAGCGAGGCCCTGGGCCGCGCCGTCCTGGGCGATGGCCGCCAGCACGCTTTCCATGTCGTCACCCAGCTCGTGCCAGTCGATGTTCAGAGCCTCAAGCATGGCCTTGGCTTCGTCCGTGCTCATCTTGGCCAGTTTCTCGGCACTGTCGGGCATCACACGGTGAAGCATCTCGGCGATGGGCTGGACCTGGGCCTTGAGGAACTTGGCCACCATCTTCTGCATCTTCGCCTGGAGCTTCAGCACGGATTTGCGCTGGCGGTTGATGGGCTTGATGTGCCGCTTAGCCTTGGCGAGGGGCGCCACGGGCACGCCAGAGAATTCGCGCGTGCCCTGGAACTTGGCCACACAGTCGGCCAGGGTCCGCCCATCGCCCTCGATGTGGATGTGAATCTCATCGCTCTTTTTGGT